CGATCAAGCAGGCCGTGATCCACCTGTGCGTCGCCAACATCAAGGCAAGAGGTGAGGGCGGGCTGGTGCTCACCGAGACCGGCGAGCCAACCACCGTGGGCGCACGCAACGACACCGCCGAGTTCGACATCAGCCGGGCCGAGGAGCTTCTGCATCCGTTCATCCAAGTGTGGGGCCGCTACTAATGAGCACGAACGGCCAGCTCCTCGCCGCCGGCATCGCATTCCTGCTCGCCTTCGCTGTCATCGACAGAATCACGAGCAAGTGAGCAGAGCCACCGTACGAGCAGCGGTGCAGGCCTACCTCGCACCAGGCAACAGCGCCATCCCCTTCCTCGGCAACGTCTACGCGCACCCGGCCAAGTTCACGCCCGAGGGCGAGTTCTATGACGGACAAGACCCCGGCCACTCCACCGGGGCCGTGATCTACCTCTACATCAGCGAGCAGGTTGAGCACCGCATCGCCCTCGGAGGGCCGCACTCGGGCGAGAAGGCCGTGGAATACATGATCCACATGGACTGCTTCATCCGCTCGCAGGGACAGCGCACCGAGGACGCAGGAGCCGACTCAGACACCTTCCTCGACGCCCTCGTGAGCTTCATCCGAGCCGACCGCAACGCAGGCAACCCGAGCGTGATCTTCCAATGGGGAGAGGGAACCTTCCCAGGCGGAGCCGACATCCAAGTGGACGCCCTCTACCCTCGACCCGTTCGTGCTGGCAACCAAGTGAGCCAAGTGTTCGCTAGTGTCAGGACCAAGGTTGTCGAGATAGTCAAGACGTAAGGACGACACATGGCAGAGTTCACCTACACCGGCAGCGAGACCCTCGTGTTCCCGGACCTCGCAGCGCCAGACGGCTCGACCCTCGTGTGCGAGCCCGGTGACACCGTGACCCTCGCCGACGACCCGAACACTCCCCTACTCGTCCCCGTCGCAGCGGCACCGGCCACGGTCGCCCCTCAGACGCCCTCAGAAGCACCCTCAGCCCCCGCAACGCCAGCCCCGGCAGCGTAGGCCCGAACCCAGGATTAGGAGCGCCCCATGCCTTACATGAGCGTAAACAGTTATGTCGGCTTGGGCATCGAGACCACGGTCGGCACAGCTTCGAGCAACATCAAGTTCATCCCCGTCACGACCCCCCAGGTCACGCCGCAGCAGATGTGGCTCCGCGACGAGGCCTACCGCGGCTCAGCCGTGGCGGTCTACAACACCGTCCTCGGAGTGCGCCACGACGAGTACACCTTCAAGGGTTACGTGTTCGCCGACACCTTCCCCCTGCTCGCCAAGGCCGCCCTCGGGTACGAGGCCATCAGCGGCTCGACGGTCTACACGCACACGACCGGCCTGCTGAAGAACACGAGCGGATCGCAGCCGCCGAGCCTCACCATCCAAGACTTCGACGGAGCCAATCCCTTCCAAATCGTCGCCGGGCAGCTCGGAGACCTGAAGGTGACCTTCGGAGCCGAGGCCGCGCTGGAGTACGACGCCAAGATCATGGGCAACCCGTTCACGGTCCTCGGCACGAACCCGACCGCCGCATTCTCCACCGACGCATTCATCCCCGCCTGGGACGTGTCGCTGACCATCAACGGCACAGCGGTAACGGTCCTCGTGGACGGCGAACTCAACATGACCCGAGGCACCGCCCCGATCTTCACCGCCGCAGGGACCTTCGCCCCGTACCGCAACTTCGCCGGCCCGCTCGACGTGACCGGGCGCATGAAGTTCGTGGTCGAGGCCAGTGACCCGATGATCTTCGGCAACTCGACCACCGTGTCCACCACTACCTCGCTGGTCGCAGGCACGCCCACCAACCTCCCGGTGACAGCCTCGACCAACTTCTCATCGACTGGCGGCACCGGCACGATCTACGTGGGCTCGAACGCCTACACGATCGCCTACACCGGCACGAGCGTAGGGAACCTCACCGGCGTCACCCTCACGAGCTCGAACGCCACACTCAGCGCCACGAGCACCTCGGTCGTCGCCCCGAACGTAGACGGACTCACCGACAACCCGGTCCCGGTCGTGATGACCTTCACGAACCCCTCGGCACCGACTGAGACCGTCAAGTTCCAGATGAGCAACGTCCAGTTCTTCAACCCGAAGCGGGACCGCTCGAAGGCCTACGTCGAGGTGGACGCCGAGTTCGTCGCCCTCGCCAACACCACCGACGCTATCTCGGGCGCAGGCGGCGGCTACTCGCCCATCCAGATCGTCGGGACCAACGCAGTCTCAGCCGTTTACTAACCCACGAGAGGGAGGGAGACCCCTTGATCGTCAGCCTGCCAAACAACGAGTCAGCCACGCTCCGCAACTACGAGGAGCTGTCGGAGAAGGCCGCTCGCCGCATCCGTGTCGCCCTGAGAGGCGCACTAGAGCAGGCCGGCACCCTTGCCGCCGAGGGATTCGACGAGGGCGATCCCCGCACGTGGGGAATGCTGAAGGACCTCGCAGGAGAGTCCACCGCCATCGAGGTCTACCAGGACCGCTGCATCGTTGAGATGGTCAAGCAGTGGACCCTCGGAGACCTGCCGACGATGGAGACAGCGGGCGACCTGCCAGCGCCGACCTACGCCATCCTCGCGGTGAAGGCGACCGAGGCAGCCTCGCCATCAGAGGACTTCACGGCGGACGGTGCAAAGGACCCTTTAGCGGCTACCGGCGAGTCCGGCGACTCCGCAGCCACCTCCTCGGTAGTGGTCTCGAACCACCTGACGCCGACCTCCTAGAGCACTGGCGGGAGTACCGCTACCGCAGGATCGTCACCATGACGCACGAGCAGTTCCTCGAGGAGCCGACGAGTGTGGTGGACTGGACCCTACGGCTAGACGACCTACGAGTGGACGTGGAGAACGAATGGGCGCAAAGATCGAGCTCACCGGCCTAAAGGAGTTCACCGCAGCCCTCGCAGGCCAGCGCACCAAGGCCGACATCGCAGCGCACAACTTCATCGCCCAGGGCGGGCAGATCGTGGTCAAGAACGCCCGGCGAGAGTTCACCACCGTGGTCGAGAATAAGCAGGGTACGCAGCGACTCCTCCACGACTCGCCAGGATTCCGCAAGGCCAAGGGCGAGAAGCTCGCACGCTCAGGCCCGCACCTCGGAGGCAGCCGACCGAACACCCGCACCGGCTACCTGCAACGCTCGATCACCGCCAGCGCCCCGAAAGAGATGGGCCTCGGACGATGGATGGCCGAGGTAGGACCGCACGCTGTCTACGGGCGACGCATCGAACTCGGCTACGCAGGCGGCACCGGTCGAGGCCACCAGCACACCCGAGCTTTCCCCTACCTCGCCCCAGGCTTGGCAGAATCGCAACCGGCGCTAATGGAACTACGCTGGCGACTGTTCCAAGGAGTGTGAAATGGCAGAAGGACTCCTCCCCCCGGTAGTCGCCACCCTCATCGCAGACACGAAGCAGTATTCGGCAGAGATGTCCGCAGCTTCTAAGACGATGGACGACTTCGGAGCCAAGAACGAACTCACCGGGGCCAAGGTGAACAAGTTCGCCAACAAGACAGCGAACGCAGTGATTGGGCTCGGACTCGGAGTCGCAGCGGCATCAGTCAAGATGGCGATGGACTTCCAAACCTCAGTGACCCAACTCGTCACCGGCGCAGGCGAATCCGAGAAGAACGTCAAACTCATCTCAGACGGAATCTTGCAGATGGCCGGGACCGTGGGCCAGACGCCGCAGCAGCTCGCACAGGGCCTCTACATGATCGAGTCAGCGGGCTACCACGGCGCATCGGGCCTTAGCGTCTTGAAGGCAGCGGCAGAGGGAGCCGTGGTCGGGGCCGCGCCTATGTCGGACGTGTCGAACGCCCTCACCACGGCCTTGCACGATTACAACATTCCCGCATCACGAGCAGGGCAAGTGACCTCGGCGCTCATCCAAACCGTCGCATCGGGTAAGACCCACCTCGGCGACCTTGCCACCTCGCTCGGGAAGGTAATGCCACAGGCAGCAGCACTCGGCATCAACTTCCAGACGGTGACAGGCGGCATGGCGACCATGACAGACGCCGGCATGTCGG